CCGAGAACAGATGTCATCTCTGATAGATACTATGGTAATCCTAATAACGATTGGTTGGTGCATCTAAGCAACGGTGTCGTAGACCCATATAATGACGTTTTAAAATCTGAAGAAAATTTTAGAAAACACATCACAAAAAAATATGGATCTATCCAGTTTGCTCGCGAGAAAATCCTGTTCTACATAAACAACTGGGCGAATAACACAGAAGAAGAGATTACTGTTACTCAGTACGCAAATGCATCACAAGTTGTTAAGAAATTTTACACCGCTAGAACAAACGTGCACAACCAAGTGGTTTCATACAGAAGACACCAACAAGATTGGATAAAATCCACCAATAAATTGCGTATATTGACGCTTGATTCAGTCAGATATCTTTTTGTTGGTTCTGTTATTGTTCAGTATGTCTCTGGAGAAATTGTTGCTAAAGGTGAGATTGTTGATGTAAATGGGGATGATAACAAAATCACCGTACAACACATAACAGGCACCTTTGTCTCAACAACAAACACTGTAAAAAGATACAACACATCATCTACCTATGTAGTATCAGCTGTTAATAATCCATTCGTCGTCGATAACATTACCGATGAAGAGGCTAGTTACTGGACAAGCATGACAGCATATGATTTTGAGGAAGAATTAAACGAATCTAGACGTAATATACTGTTATTACGATCTTCACTTCGAAGTGTCGCGGAGGATCAGATAACGAATCTGATGAGAGGATAATGGATTCAGGTGAGATTGGTATAAGAAAATTCGAACTTGAACATTTTGGTGATAAAACAGATCTCACACCGTTTGTTGTTGAGATGCACATTTTTGAATCAATATACGATCCGTATATTCAAGCGACTATGTCTATCATTGACGGTGCTGGATTAATTGACCGTATTAGTTGGGCTGGGTCTACAGTAACAATAACATACACATCAAACGAGAATGTTGAGCCAACTACTATGGTCTTCATCGTGGATGGAGCAGCTGGTGCTACACCAAGTATGGGTGATAAAAATCAAACATATCTTGTTCGTCTTTATAGCCAGGAAATACCGCGTGGTCTCGCTATTACTACTGGTGAGATCTTTAATAAGATGGCTCCTGAAAAGATGATCCAGCAAATTTTAACAGACAAAATCAAAACAAAGAAACCGTTCGCATCAGATAAGACTGGTTCTCTTGATACAATCAATTGCGCCAACCTTAGACCGTTTCAGGCTATTGATAAGATTAAACGACGTGCTGTTTCAAGAAACAAAATATCATCATCATTTTTATTCTTTGAGAACAAGCATGGCTATAATTTCAAATCACTAGAGATGCTACTTTCTGATGCTAGAAAAAATCCTCAAGTGAAAGATGGAGATCGCAATTTCTATCTCGATTCAATTCAACACATAAATGTTGAGAACTCTTCTTGGCGCCAAATCTTAAGTTTCGAACGCACCAAATCACAGGGATTAATGGAAACTATTGGTCAAGGTGGTGTGTCTGGTAAAATATATGCGTATGATGTTGGAACAGGAAAACATTATGAGTTCAAATATGAAGACAACAAAAACAGTTCCGAGTTTGACATCAACCCAGAATCAATAACATACAAGCGTGTTACTATAGACGATATTATGAAGAAGGGTGACGATCCAGCCAATATGATAGTCGCACCAATCACAAGTACAGATGATCTTGAAAGAATAAGAAAAGAAATTTATGTGCGGGCTTTTATGTCTAAGATGGCCGCTAACATAGTGAGAATGCAGATTCATGGAGATTCTAGATTAACTGTTGGTACTCCTGTTACGCTGAATCTTCCTATTATTGATGGAACAACAACAAAAAAGACAAACAAAATTGGTGGTGGTATCTATCTCATATCAAAGTTGAGACATATGATAACACCATCCAACCAATCATACGAACAGTCTTGTGAACTGATTAGAACAGGGATGCTTGAGTAATGATCATTGATCGGTTTGTTGGTTTTATTGCTAATGTCGTTGACATTAAAGGCGATGGTGTAAATTATGGCAAAGTAAAAATTCGTATTTTGGGAGACCAAGGAGAAAACGTTATTGCTGATTCAGAACTGTTGTGGGCACTAATCATGATGCCAACTACATCAGCAGCTGAAATGGGTATCGGAACAACACCAAACTGGCTGGTAGTTGGTTCTACTGTAGTTGGTTATTTCCTGGATGGTAAGTATCGCAACATTCCAATGATTGTTGGAACTCTTAATCAAAATAAAGAAAATGGTCACAGCATCACCAAACTGGCTAGTGGTGATGCTATACCACGTAATTACAATGATTTTGAGAAAGAACTTGGTGTTGAAGGTGCTCGCAGACCAAACTACAACGATAACAAAATCATTACAACAGCAGCTAAAGAAACACCAGAAACAATCAATCATATCATTGAGCTTGATGATACACAGCAAGCCGAAAGAATTCTTGTTAAACATAAAAATGGATCTTATGTAGAGTTTCTTCCTAATGGCACAGTTATGGTGAAAGGAGCAGAGGCATTTGCCGCTGTTTCTAATCAAGTTAAGCTCCGTGCTATTATTGGTATGCTTCTGAAATCGGATGCTGATGCTGACATCACAGCTGATAAAAACATCACCATTACCGCAGAAGAAAACATCACCATTAAAGGAAAAACTATTACACTTGAAGCAGACACTATAAATATGTCTGGTAACACTGTATTTAATGGCGATGTGAGCATAGTTGGTAATGCGGTATCAATTACCTCTTCAACAGTAAAGGTGGTTGGAGCTATGACACTTAATGGTCGCCCAGTAGCAACAGTAGGATAACATGGTATCTAGAGCAGATCGCAGAGCATCACCACCAACTCGTGATGCTGTATACTCAGATTTTCTTACAAATTTTAATGCGCATCCTAATACAGGTGATGTCATCCGGCGTGTTGATTCAGAGTCAGTCAAACGTGCATTACGTAATCTATTATTCACGAACAAAGGCGAGCGCTTTTTTCAACCGGATTTTGGATCAGATATCAAGAAATATCTGTTTGAACCAGTGTCTGAAATGACGCAACGTAATCTTAGAACAGCCATTAAAGAAGCAGTTGAACACTTTGAGAAGAGGGCTATTCTTGAAGATGTTGTTGTCAAGTTGAACAATGATGAAGAATCTTACACAATTGATCTTTATTTTAGAATAATAAATAATCCTGAGACCCAGTCTCTTAATGTCAAGTTGGATAGAATACGATAATGGCAACCGCAAATTCAAGCATTGCACTAACATCACTTGATTTTGATTCGTACAAAGAATCTCTCAAGACATTTCTTCGTTCACAGTCACAGTTCGCCGATTATGATTTTGAAGCATCGAATATGTCGGTGTTTCTAGACGTTCTTGCATTCAACACATATCAAAATGCATTCTATATGAACATGATCGGTAATGAGATGTTCTTAGATTCAGCACAATTGCGTGACTCTGTTATTAGTCATGCCAAAGAGTTAAATTATCTTCCACGCTCTTTCAAATCAGCGGAAGCTACTCTAGACATTCGCATTAACAGCACTAATGCAGAAAAGAAAAACATCACAGTTCCCAAAGGAACTGGATTTGTTACACGTGTTGGTGCTAACACATTCCTATTTACAACTAATCAGAATCATGTATTAACATCAGCAAACAGCACATTCACCGGAAGTATTAGAGTCTATGAAGGTGATTACATCACCGATTCTTATGTCTCATCAGATCGCGCATCACAAAGATATTTTATCAGCAACAAACAGGTTGATCTAGAGTCAATTAAGGTTGTGGTCATTGAAGACAATGGTGCTAATACAATTGATTACACAAGAGCAACAACGTTATTTGATATCGACGAGACAGCCCCGGTATACTTTATACAACCAGGCACAAATGACCGCTATGAGGTGTTATTTGGTGATGGTATTATTGGTCGCAAACCAAAAAATGATAGTGCTGTTGTTATTGAGTATCGCATCTCTAATGGTCAATTGCCTAATGGTGCTCGCACATTCCGTGTTGCGGAATCAATTGATGGTGAAGCTAATGTGGTTATCAGCACAGCATCATCAGCAACAGGTGGTGAGGTGTATGAGTCAATAGAGAGCATTAAATTCAATGCTCCTCGCGCATTCACAACACAAGAGCGAGCAGTTACTGCAGAGGATTATGAGAATCTTCTGCGTCTCAACTATCCAGAAATCAACGCTGTATCAGCGTTTGGTGGTGAGGATGCAACACCACCACAGTATGGTCGTATCTTTATCTCTATTGACCTGAATGATGTTGATGGTCTCCCAAAAATCAAAGAGCAGCAGTATGTGAACTTCCTTCGTTCACGCAGCACTGTATCAATGGATCCAATCTTCATTAGTCCTGATTACACATATATGCGTGTCATATCAGCAATCAAATACAACGTCAACCGTACCAGTTTAAACCCTGAGGATATGCGTACACTTGTGTTGTCGGCAATCCTCAACTATGCTGATACAAGCCTAAACAATTTCGCTCGTATTTTCCGTTACTCTAAATTCATCAAAGCAATTGATGATGCTGATCCAAACATCATCTCAAACGAGACAGAGGTACAGCTGGCTAAGTATCTCTCACCGTCACTGAATGTGAACCAAAAACTTCTAATTGACTTCAAGACACCAGTTTCTGATGATCTACCAGTAATTGCTTCTGAACACCCATCAGGTGACCAGCATGCTATTAGCAGCAGCCCATTTGTATACAATGGTATTCGTTGTGTTCTTGAGGATAATGGTAATGGTCTGCTGCGCATTGTCACAGCATCAGGAGCGACACACAGAGAGATGGCTGTTGTTGGTTCTGTTAATTATGCGACAGGCGTTGTAACAGTATCCAACTTCAACATCAGTGGTTTTGATGGTACATACTTCAAGGTGTATGCACGTACTAACACTAAAGACATCCAATCAAATAAAAATGTCATCCTAAATATCCTTGAATCAGACGTAGCAATCACAATTGAGCAGGTAAGGGAATAAGATGACACTGTTAAATAAAATTCGCGAAGTATTGGCAGAGTCTAAGGTTGATCTTCCATTTGACACCAAGTTGCTGTTGATGAAATCACACAAAGCTATTGGTCATCTGATTGATAACAACACAAGAACACCAGAAAGAAATGGGTATACTGAAAGATTACATGATCATCCAGAGCATCTTAAGGCTCTTCATCATGCCATCGGAAATAGTATTCGTCGTTTAAACCCAAATACACCAGATATGCAGACTTCGCATCCTAAAGGTAAAATGGGTGGACTTGTTAGATGGGACAGACCAAAACACCAGAAAGCTCTGTTGTGGATGGCTAGAAATGAGTTGAATAAAGTAAGAGCGCAACATGGTAATCCATTCAATTATGGACATCCAAATCCATCACATAAGATGAGTGATGGTGAGTTTGATGAGCATATCCGCAGACTAGGTGATGTTGTTGGTACTAAGCCTTGGCCAGAAGATGGCATGAAGGACACAATCAAAAAGGTTTGGAATAGATCATAATGGCTGTAAATTACAGATGGATATACCAAAAACATTATGGACCTATCCCAAAAGGATATGATATCCATCATCGCGATGGTGACCATGGTAATTGTGACATATCTAATCTAGTAGCTGTAACACTTCAAGAACACTACGACATACATTTTGCTCAAGGTGATACTGCTGCTTGTCAAGCAATTGCAATGAGAATGTCTCGTCCCCCTGAAACTGTCTCAGAGTTAGCTAAAAAACGTGTTGCTGAAGGTACACACCCATTCCAAGATAAAGAAGCAGCAAAACAACGAGCATACAAAAGAATTGCAGAAGGTACACATCCTTTTTTTGTAGATGATTTTCAAAAGAAAAACAACAAGAAAAGAGTTGAGGCTGGCACTCATAATATGCTGGGTCCAGCGTTATCCAAGAAAAGATTGGCTGAAGGCACACACCCATCACAAAAATTAAGAACATGCCCACACTGTAATAAACAAGGTAAGGCACCTGGTATATTCAAGTGGCATTTCGATAAGTGTTCAGAGAAACAATTATGTCTATAGAAAAAACAATCAGTCAGTATGTAGAGAAGCAGTTCCCAGCATTCTATCAAGACGAAGGACCACAATTTATCAGCTTCGTAAAAGCATATTACGAGTGGCTTGAGCAACCAGACAATGTGGCATATAAGGCTCGTCATCTGCTTGAGTATCGCGATATCGATACCACACTTGATGAGTTCATTCTTTACTTCAAAGAGAAATATCTCAAGAACATTCAGTTTGATACCGCAACCAACAAGAAACTGTTGGTCAAGCACTCATTAGACCTGTATCGTTCAAAAGGAACTGAGCGTTCTATTGACCTGTTCTTCAAGCTGGTGTTTGGTACCGCAGCAGAGGTACAATACCCAGGTGAGCGTATCTTCAAGCTATCTGATGGTGTGTGGGAGCTTCCAAAATATCTCGAAGTAACATACAACAAGTTCAATCTCAATTACGTTGGTAGACAGATCATTGGCTCAGCCAGTGGCGCAACAGCATTCGTAGAGCGTTATATCCGTCGCCGTGCTGGTTATGGATATGTCAATCTGCTCTATATCAGCAATCAAGTGGGTACATTCACACGTGGTGAAGTCATTGGTGTTCAATCAAGTGGTCGCTCAGTATACACACCAGGGCAGACAGCAACAATCATCGGTTCTATTGAAAGTGTAATCATTCAGGACAATGGACGTGACTTTGCTATTGGTGATACCGTAAACTTCCTACATAGTGATCGTGGTATTGGTGGACAAGCACGTGTCACATCAATCGGCGAAGCCTCTGGTATTATCGATTTCATTCTGAATGATGGTGGCTGGGGATACACAACCAATGCTACATCTATTGTTTCAGAGAAAGTAGCAACAGCTAATGGTGTTGTCGGCACAGTTGGTGCTAATCAGATCACACTATTCGATATGGCCATTCAGCCAACCATCTCCGTTGACTTCACAACTGGTCCTCAGATAGCACTTGGTGATATCGTTGGACGATATGATGGTGCCAATCTTATTGCTAATGGTCAGGTGATTGAGATTGATCAGGTTTCTGGTAATGCCACTGGTACGATGACGATCAGCGTCAACAAGGGACCATTTACCGAAGGCACACTGTATGTTAATGGGAACACAACAAGCCTTAATGCAACGACTATTGTAGACAGCAGCACCTATGCTGACATCATGGGTGTGCCAAGCGTGTATCAGCTATCTGTAGCCAACACAAATGGTGAATTTACCGTCGGAATGAATGTATTCCAGATACAATCTAGCATTGTACATGGGTATGGAACGGTGTCAAGCGTCTCCAATGGAGTGCTTGTGATTAGTGCAGCGACCGGAAACTTTAGCAATGGAACACCACTAATTGTAAGTGAGAATAACAGCGTCAATGCAATCATCTCGAAGGTCGACACCACAATAGGTCTCTATAACATCAACAAACGGGCTTACAGCCTTGATTTTATTAGTGCAAACAACGATGGCATTGCAAACTCGCAATATTTGTTCCAATATGATGCATCTGCAAATGTCGTTTCCAGTGGGTTAGCCCTTCACTCGTCCGTGTCGTCCAATGCTGGAACTATCGAGTATGTTCCCATGAAGGGGCAGTTCCAGCTGTATGTACCCATCTACACAGTCGGTAATACCGCCAAGGCCAGCGTCTCTGTCATCACTGCACCAACAACAGGTGGTGACTTCGTGGAGTCGGCCAATGCTATCTGGAGAACGGCATATACCAATACCATGTTCACTGTATCCTCACTATCCGAGGGCACCGGTGCACAATTCGATGTTGGTACCATTGGAGAGACAGAAGTCCTGTATCTGGGCACCGATATCATCTCCGCGAATGGTGATGCGAGAGCAAACTTTGCGAGAAAGAGAATATTCGTCGGGTCGAGCACATCATTCCAAACTGGTGATTTCGTCTCGCAGGTCACAAACACGACATTTACCGCATATGGAACAGTTACTGGCACAGCTACTGGTATTGTACGTGTGACTGATATCTATGGGACATTCGGAAATACCGGTGGTGCCAATGGCAATCTACTGGTAGTGGGCAATTCCGCTGTCAACTCAAACATCACCGATGTACTGGGAATCACCGCCTCTAGCTTCTTTCTGCAAGATATACCATATATGTACCTCCCAATCAGAGCATCCAGCTATGGATTCCCCAAGAACCCACAGGGCAACCATGCAGACATTATCTTTGACTGTCTATCCTTTGATCGATTCGAAGTGGGCACAATCGACTCATTAGCTGGTGTTGACCCTGGTTCTGGCTACAATGTGGACCCATATGTTCTGGTGGAGCAACCAGAGATCGCTGGCTTCCAGAGACGGGACTATGTCTTCAATGTATCCAACTCGAGCTCATCATTTCTTGTGGGAGAGAAGATCAACCAGGTGGCGGCAAACCTGACGACATATACGCTCACTGTCAACTATGGCACGAGCAATACCGTGTATGTGAGCAGAAGCGCCAATGTCACTCCGACATATGATGTGATTGCTGCTACCGACTTCATATACGCACAGAGCAACATATACACATTCACTCCAGGAGAGGTGGTGAATCCATTCACAAGCTCTCTTGAGGTCGCCAATGAACTCCTTGTTGGAGATACTCTGAGATACTATGCAGAGACTGGGAATACTGGGATTATCGCGAACAATACCTTTGTCACAGTGACAGCAGCCAATTCATCTGCATTCACAGTGAATGTGGCATTGACGATCACCAGCAACACATTCAATCCAAACAATATCGTCAACAACTTCATCAGCATAGCATCCAACCCATATGCGAATGGTGTACCACTGAGATATGTTGTAGCAGCAGGGAATACCGCTGTACCAGGCATATCCAACAACAACACATACTATGCTGTAGAAGCAAATAGCACCGGTCTCCGCTTGTCATCAACACTATCCGGATCGGTACTGTCACTGACACTGGGCGCCAACGAGACTGGCCATGCTCTGACAAGCACACTTCCAGCTAGCAATGGACATAAGTTCTCGGTATATCGCAACTCATTCAGCAATGGTGAGCAGGTGATCTACAATAACACATATGTCGGCTCTGCAGTGATCACTGGACTGGCAAACAACACTATGTACTATGTGGTACAGGCAAATAGCGTTGGATTCAAGGTAGCAACAACATTCGGTGGTGCAAACATTGATTTGACTGCTGGAGGTAGTGCGAATGATCACTTCTTCACATCAATCCCAGGCTGGCTCATTAATGAGGGTGTATACTCCAATAGTGGTGCATATGGTGTAATTCAGAGTGTTGGTAATGGGTCCATCGTTGTTAAAAGCGTCAGCAATGGCACATTCGCTGCACCAGGCACACTTAGCTCGAACACCAACTCTTACTTAACCGCCAATGTAGCAACAAGCACACTGAGCACTATAACACAGACATCAGAGGGCATCGTGAAGTCTTCTAACACTTCAGTCATTGTGGTTAAAAGGATTCAGTTTGAGAACAACTGGGCGTCTAACACCACTATAACGGGTGAAGTCACCGGTGCTACAGCAGTCTTAAACAGCATCGATATAGACACACTGTCACTGCCTGTTGGTTTAAACGCCAATGTTGAAGCCAATGTCATTGCTGCTGAAGGACAGGTCACGGGTTTAAAGATCATTGATAGTGGCTTCGGATATGACAACAGTGAGATAATACAGTTCACCAGCGTTGATGGTTTAAGAGCAGCCAGTGCCAAGGTTATATTAGGTGGTGTTGGTAAGGGTGCTGGTTATTATAAGAGCTCTAAAGGCTTTCTTAGTGACTCTGTATGCTTACACGATGGCGATTACTATCAGGAATACTCTTATGAGATCTTTAGTAAGCTCTCAGTTGATCGGTATAGTGACATGTTTAAGAAGGTGATGCACACGGCAGGGACCAAGTTCTTTGGCTCCGCACGAGTCGTGGAAGAGGATGCCGTGGTGGTGACGCTTGTTGACTCCACTGTGGTCCAAGAGTGACACACGACACTGTGCCACGCGTCTTGGTGTCTCTGGAAAACCGAGTCGGCCCGGTTGATTTTCGGGTCCCCCTGCGTCGCCCCTTTAGCGGGGTAGGACCCGACTACCCCATTTCATAATGAGCAATAGTTGCGAGCTGCACCCTGCTATGTTTGCATTGGAATCGTCTCAAAAAATTTTTGCGAAAAAAAATTGCGGGCTGCAAAAAATCGTCCGTTTTGAAAACACCTCCCCCCCGTATTTGTGGAGAGTGACAAAGATATTGGGAAAACATAAATATACACGAAACGCTAGATAAGAGGAACTGCAGTTATGTCATTCACATTAAGACCAAGAGATATGTCCGCCCACCCTAAGAATGTTGAAGATGAAAATGGTGCCGGTCACGCTACCTCTAATGGTGGTATCACCGATTCCGTCACATATCATTTTACCGCACATGATCATAAAGGAAGGCATATCGGTAATGTTTCTGTGAATGATGGGTTTGGTTACGACAACGAATTCAAGGTCAAATTTGCCCCAAAGGGAGCAACGGGTGCCGCTGCCAAGGGAACTGATATTACCCACGCAATAACACGATCAGATCAATTTGATATGGATCGTAATTATAATGGTAACAATGCCGATCATGCTCATGAGCATGGCATAGCAGCTTTAACTAGCTACCTCGGAAAGCCCGCCAGAAAGAGAGATAATTTCAATATTGAATCAACTGAGACACCAAAGAAATCACTTGCAGAATCTGCCGCAAAATTAATCTCTCAGCAAACCGAATTGTCTGAGATGGGGGATAAGAAGGGTAACGGGGTCTTACACCACTTTCGTTCTGAAAAAGATGTTGCTGGGATGGCCAGACAAAAAGAACTTCTTAATGGTCATAAAAAGGGTTTCGAAGAAGCGATGGTTCGCCGTAACAGGGCGCTGGCGAAGGCTACAGATCTGATGACTCCAGATAGAGATAGATCCACCCACCTAGCCATGGCCAACCAAGCTCACGGTGAAGCACAGGAACATGCTAAGGAACACACAAAAATTATGAATGCTGGTCGCAGATATACACATAAACCACATGCCAGCCTTTATGGTGAATTTGAATCTAAGATGCCTAAGAGCACACCTAGACAAGAGTTTGACAAGTCGCGAGATCATCGAGATCATCGAGCGGAGTCTAATCTTGGTAAGATTAAAAGAGATCACGCAGCTGCCGTAAAAAGGGTTGAAGATCACCTTGCAAGTACTGAAACTTGGCGACGCCATCGCCCAGCATCTGCGGAACAAACTGCAGAACACAGCAAAAAACTTAAATTGGCTAAACAAGAAGTTGCGAAACACAGAGCTGCCTTCATCGACGCCGGTGGTAAAGAGTCAGATCTTTAAGAGGAATAATATTGTGAGAAAATCTTTAAAGCAAATTATAGCGGAGAAGCATCTAAGAGAATCTGTATCTCAAGGTCGTCGGGCGATTGTTAGGCAGATGAAATCAGATCTTGATGGTCTTAATACAAAGGCACAAAACTATAGAAGCATCTCCGCTTTCCATAAAGATTGTCTAGCTACTGCAACAAGAGTTGATGATGCGGAGCATTCCCAGTTCATGAGTGATGTAAATAAAGACATAGCAAACAGAGTTCAGGCGCATGCCGACGAACTAGCAGCCAAAATTAAAGCTGTTCGATAAATACACAAAACCTTCCGGAGAGATATTAAGATGGTAAAGATTACTCTAGATAGTGTCAAGCACCACGATAACGGCACACCCGAGCCAGGCGAAGAGCATTATGGTGATGGCTATACGCATACGTTCCATGTGCATTCTAATAGTGGTGAGCATATTGGTACAGTGACGCACTACACAACGGAAGGTGGATATCCAAGACAAATTACATATCACCACATGTCTGATGGAAAGCCGACATTTACTAGCTATGGGGCAAAACGCTGGACTCCTATTGGACGAACGCTCGAAAGAGGTCTGAAATACGAAAATGACTTCGATAAAGATGGAAATGATCTAACTAAAGAAAAAGCAGAGGGTGTAAGAGCTAGAAATGCCCTTACGCAAGTAAAGAGTGCCGTTCGTTTATTTGCAAGAAGCAAAGGAGGTCAAGACTTTCTTGCCGCATCACACTTTGATGCTGAGCGTAATAAAACTCCAAAGCGCGAAATGCCTAAGGAACTTGGGGAATCATTTAAAAAAAGCAAGCTTACTATCATCAAAGAAGCTATTCGCGAACAGCAGCCTGTTCAAGAACAAACTGAAGCCGAGAAGCATACCTGGTTTGCTCAACAACACACTAAAGCCGCTGATCAACTAGATGGTCGCATTGCCACATTAAATTATAGATTTAATTCCGCTGCAAAGCAATCTAAAGAGTTTCCAGGTGTGTCTGATTCCACATCAATAAAAGCACACCATATGAATATCGCTATTTGGCAAGCTATAGCGGATGGCCATCGTAAAGATGCTGCTTGGCACACTGGAAAGGCCAAAGAACTTACTCCTGCTGTAGAATCATATGTCTCAGAAAGAGCGGGAGCGAATTTTCAAATTGTGGCGCCCGACCATGATGATGATGGAAAAATCTTTACAAGACGCGAGGATGCTATTGCTAGAATCAAAAAAATAAAGAAAACGCATCCTAGTATCCGTTCTAGTATTAAGAGTCTCCATGCTGAAGCCACAGAAGAAGATAAGAACTCTCAAGAAATAACAAGACAAGAATGGTATAAGGCCAAGGAAAAAATCCACAAAAACAATCGCGCATTACTAAGAAAGGTTGGTATTAATGGCCCTGGACAATCAATTAAAGGTTGGACCGGAGTTGTCACACACAAAGGCAAGCAAGTAAATGTTGCTAAGCTGAGAAGTCAGGTTGGTTGGACTGCAGATCTATTTCGCAAGAATCGCCTAGCTGGTAAAGTAGAAACTGCAGATTGAAGGTTTAAGGTATGACACTTCTAGAAAGAATCAAATATCATATCAATGAAAAGAAATGCACATGCTGGAAAGGGTACAAGCGTGTTCCTGGTACCAAGCCATGTTCAAATAATTCTTGCGTAAAAGAACAGCGTTTGGCTGAAGCTGAGTACCAGGGAAATACTGTTACCCTCAACAAACCATCTGCGGGTGATGTAAAGAATAAGAAGTCTAAAGTATATGTCATAGGCCCGAATGGAAAGGTTGTTAAAGTTAACTTTGGTGATAAGAATATGACCATTAAAAAGCATATTCCCGGAAGAAGAAAATCATTTAGAGCTAGACATAATTGCGATAACGCAGGGCCAAAATGGAAAGCAAAATATTGGAGTTGCGATGCCTGGGAACCTGATCGCTAAAAATAAAGCCTGGTAATTATAATATAAATTTATTTGTTAGCACCCAGAAAAGAAAGTATATAGCATGTCTGATACATTGAAAATTAAGGTAAGAACCGGCGATGTCCGTAGAGTTATTGTCATGAATCTTGGCGAGTTTGATTCCGTGGATCGTACCTGGAAAATGAAAATGGATGTCGAATTTGTCCAAAAGCTTGTTGAGGCTTTTCATACACCAGAAGTCAAAGCTGCCGGAGTTGAAATTGTCTTCGAGTCTGCCATGTCTGATGATTCGCACATCGTGAGAAGTAACACCTAAATAGATCGCAGAGATCGGGGCGCTTCGCGCCATTGGTGGAGACTTAATTGGGTAATAAAATATGTCAGTAACTAAGAAACTGGTAACGAAGAAATTCAACGTACACAACGCAAAGCAATTTGTTAGTGCTAATGATGAACTCTTCGTTTACGTAGCGAAACACACACCATATGCTCTGGGCGATGACCAGCTTACTGATCCTTCAGACTCAGTAGATCAAACAGTTCTAGATGTATACAACAACATGATTTTCGCAAAGAGAGTTGCGAACACAGATCTAATGCATATGATCCCAAAGTATATGTGGACATCAAATACCGTATATGATATGTACACGCATTTAGATGGTGATCTTGCATCCAAAGAGTTCTATGTTATTACTGATGATGTTTCAGAATACAACGTTTTTAAATGCCTCTATAATGCACAAGCTAATGCATCAATCGTAGCTCCTTCTCGCATGGGATCTAATGCGGATCTTCAACCATTTATTACGGGCGATGATTACGTATGGAAATATATGTTTACTATCACACAAAACCAGTGGGACAAATTTGCTACAACAAGTTACGCTCCAGTCACTGCAAATACAACAGTAATTTCGGAAGCAATTCCTGGAGAAATTGATGTTATCCGTATTGTAGATGGCGGTGCAGGATATAACAATTACATCGCCAATGGTATTTTCCGCACTGGAGACATCAAGGTTTCTGGTTCTGATACAACATATGGTGCACCTGAAACAGCATCAACGGTAGATGACTTTTATCGTGGTGGTGTTCTTAGAATGACCAGTGGTGGAGTTGGTGTTGTTAATAAATTTCGCAGAATCGTTGATTACGATGGAACTTCTTCTCAAAAGAAATTTACACTTGACCAACCATTTACCACAGCTCCACAGGTAGGAGACACCTACGAAATTCTCCCATATGTATTTGTGTTTGGTGATGGAAATGAAACATTATCTGCAGAAGCCATGGCTGTTGTTGATCCTGATGCAAGTAATACAATTATCGGTATTGAGATTCTAGAGCCAGGTGCGGGATATCGTTCTGGTTCTACATATGCCGGTGTATCATCTTCTGAGGTTCCAACAACAGCATCTAGCGTTCTTATTTCGGTACCAACGGTAATTGCAGAATCACCAAACTTTATTGCTGCAAACCTTGAGGTAATTATCCCACCAGCGGGTGGACATGGATCAGATCCATGGAATGAATTGTTCGCTAATCGTGTTTGTGTTTATACTAAGTTTGCAAACACAGAAGGTGGGATGATCCCAACAGAAAACGATTTCCGTCAGGTTGGTATCATCAAAAACCCTCTCTTTACAAATCTTGACGTGTTCTATGATGCAAACGTAACAACAGGAAGTTTCTCTGTTGGCGAAACTGTATCACAGTTTAAGAATCTCCGTCTAGCAGGTAACGTCTCTATCTCTACCGCTGCTAACACCATAACCAAAACAGATGCCGGTAAGATCTCATCAACGATTCTAATTGCCAATGGTGGTATTGGATACAACTCTACTACCAACAACGAGATGGTTATTGCCGCACCGCCAGCGGGTGTGACTGCTACAGCTACCTTCGCGAACAACGGTAGCGGAACCATCACTTCTATTACTGTAACCAACCAAGGTACAAACTACACTGAAGTTCCAACTGTAACAGTCGCGGCAGGTGCTGGTGGTTCGAATGGCGTGTTCACTGCCTCATTAGCAAACCCACTTGAAACTCTATTCGAAGATGCGTTTGATGTTGGAGATTATGTTCTTGTTCAATCTGATACAAGAAACTGGATCAGTAACGTTACAACAGTCACAAGTGATTCGGTTATCCAGGCGTCAAGCAACGCTCCATTCACAAGCACATCATCAACGGTAAGTGCACTTCTGCTTGCAGCAAGTGGCACTGTTACTGCAGTTTCTGTCGGTCAAGTTACGCTCAGCAATGTATCAGGTATCTTCGAAGAAGAAGCTAAGATTATTGGATTAACATCTGGCGCTACATCACAGATTAGAAGTTCAAATGCAACATTCAATGCACTAGAACTAAACGATAAAGATCCTAATGGATTTAATACATCACTGCAGCTAACACGTCTACTTGGTAACTTTGAAGCTGGGGTAAATTTTGCAAATGACGAGTTGATTATCCAAACAGGATTGATCAGTTACACTGATCCACAAGGATTCTTACACCACGCTGATATTGGCGGTGGATCTGATGATGACGTTCTATACATCTCAGGAGAAAGAGGATTGTTTGCTATCGACCCAAGTAACTTTAGACCAATTTTAGGTGACTCTTCAGGAGCAACCCTTTCTCGTCTTTCAGCTAAATATCCAGGTGACTTCGTAAAAGACAGCGGAGAAGTATTGTATTATGAAAATCTAGACCCTATCTCTCGCGCTGGAAACAAATCTGAGATCGTCAAAATTATATTGGAATTTTAACAGATGCCTCTACAGACTGATCTAAATCAAGCTCCATATTTCAACGACTTCGATCCGTCGAAGGGATATCAGCAAATTCTATTCAAGCCCGGTGTTGCCGTACAGGCTCGCGAGCTTAACCAGTATCAATCGATGCTGCAAAACCAGATCGAAAAGTTCGGCGACAACATCTTCCGTCGCGGAACAATCATCGAGGGATGCGGCCTTACTTACTTCTCGGTGTTTCCATACGTCAAGCTGAAAGACGCTGAAGTAGATGGAACGCCCGTAAACGTATCCAGCTACCGTGGTCTGTATGTTAAGAGTGCTATTGACATCGCTAACAATACTGGTGGTCTTGAAGCTCTTATCGTCACATCAGTTGATGGATTCGAATCACAGTCTCCAGATCTCAATACGATATATGTGAAATACACCAATTCTGGCGTTAATGGTAACACATCTGTATTCTCTGCTAATCAGGTTTTAACTGTTTACGACAAATCATATCCAATTTTCTCATATGACATTAATGACGGTTCAAGTGGGGTTTCTAACTCTGACTCTGTTGTTGTTGTTTCAGCGCTGGCTATTCAAAACTCAACTGGCGGTTCAACTTTCCCAGGCGGAGCTTGGGATGTTGGGCATGTTATTCAGAACAACGTAGCTAACCTTACCATCGTTTCAACAAATTCAACAGCTAACTCAACAGCACTAATTCTAAGAGTCAAGCCGCTCGCTGCTGACCTTAAACTTGCCAATTCTGTTCTTTGGACATTTAACGCCGGAGACACAATTCGTAACGCGACAACAGCCAACACCGCTAACGTTGCTGGTATTGTTGGGTATGGTGCTGGAGGTTCTCTGGTAACCGACTCACTCGGTAAAATTACTTCTATCGCGGTAACCAGTTATGGTACGGGTTATTATATAGCACCACATGTTACTGTGTCTATTGTCTCAAACAGCGCAATTACAACAGGCCAAATAAACCAGCTTGATGTTTCTGCGCTTAACTATCGCACAACTGTAACAGTCGCAGAAAGCGCAAGACTTCCTATCGGAACAGGATATGGCGTTAAGATCGCTCCAGGCGTTGTGTATCAAAAAGGATTCTTCTCAAGAGTCCTTGAACAAACAATTATCGTAAACAAATACTCTAACACAGACTTCGATGCTGCTGTTGGGTTCACAACTGAAGAGGCTATCGTAACATCAGATGTGGATGAGACGCTTCTTGACAACGCAACTGGCAGCTATAATTATGCTGCTCCTGGCGCCGATCGCCTTCAACTTAATCCTACTCTGGTCGTTCTTGACCCTATAGATGCTGCAGCTAATTCTGATTTCTTACCAATTATAGAGTTCAGTGATGGATCACCATTCCGTCAACGTACACAGACTGTGTATAATACAATTGGCGATGAGATGGCGAAACGTTCTTATGAACAATCAGGTAACTACGTCATCAATCAATTCCTCGTACTCCCAAAGGATGACAGCGTATTAGCTAATACTGCAAGTACGTTCCAAATCGTTGTAGATCCTGGGCTTGCATACATTAAAGGTTATCGCGTTGAGACAACTGGTAACTTTGTTAAGAATGTAAACAAAGGTTCTAATACCGTAAACATTCCGGCAGCTACCTCGCGCGTAGCATACGGATCATATATCAGAATTCAAAATCTCGGTGGTATTTTCCGTTTTAATTACGGTGATACTGTTACATTCTATGATACAGCTAAAGGATACATCGCATCTGTAAGTAACGGCTCAAACGCGATTACTGCTCCAAGCGGTAATGTGATTGGTACAGCTCGCATGCGTGGAATGCTGACGGGTGATAACACTGGCGAATATAATTTGTATCTCTTCGATATCCAGATGAGCGCAGGTAAAAACCTAGTTGATGTTCGTTCAGTATATTACAACAACACTATTGTCGGTGTCGCAGATACTGTTCTTGAATCAAACAACACGATTCTTCGTGACACCGGCCCAGGCTTTAATGGTCTGTTAGTAAAGAACCACAAAGCTACAGCATCTGCTAACAGCATCACATACACATATCGTACTTTTGATACAGGTGAAAGTGCAAACACAACTGGATTTGCTACACTTGTGCCAGGTGGTTCACAATCATTCCCATACTCTGGAACACTAACGACTACAGAACGTAAAGAGTTTATGGTTATCCCAAAGAATAACTATCAAGCTCTGTCAAATGCTGCTGGTTCAGTCTCATTCACATCAACTCATGCAAACGTAGTTGGAACAGCTACAGTGTTCTTAACAGCTTATCGTGCTGGTGACTACATCAAAGTTGCAAACTCAACAGCTAATGCCGTTGCTCGTGTTCTGCAAGTAGCCAATGATACGTTTATGACACTTACCGCGAATGCTCCTCTTACAATCGCAAACACATCATATCTCTACTATCCAAACAACGTTCCTATTGCACTTACCCGCGATGGTCGTTCAGTAGTAGTTGAGAGTAACGGTTCTATTACTATTGCTATCGGTAATAACATCGCTAACACAGCAGGCTCAGCATCTACTATGGATCTAGCAATTGCTTACAATATTAAAGAAAATAACAGCGCAGCTAGTGCCAAAACAATCAAGCGTGGTATCTTTGCTCGTATTAAAACATCAAACAACTCTGCAGGTGTTCTAGGCCCATGGCCACTTGGAACTTCAGATGTATTTCGCATGCGTCAAGTACTACAAGCTAACGGTGCTTCTCTAACACTTTCTGTCAACTCTGAGACAGCAGTGTCTAACACTGACGATTTTATAACTGTGTCAGGGAACAAGTTCGCAAACGGCGACTCGCTCCTGTACTCAAACACGACAGGAGCAGTAATTGTCGGACTCGCAAACAACACAACCTACTTTGCCGTTGATGCAAACACAACAGGATTTAAACTCGCTTCTTCGCGTAATGGATCCGCAATCCCACTTACATCAGTCTCTGGTGGCGGAAATCACAGCCTTATCGGAAGTCCTACGTATTTCGCTAATGGAACAAACGGTGCCACTGATATTACAAATGAGTTCTACATCGACCACAGACAAAATGAAGACTATCTAGATATTTCATATCTGGTACGTAAACCTAAACTTGCTGCACTGTCGAATAACGATGTGCTTCTTGTAATGTTTGATGTGTTCACATCAGGTGATGGTGTGAAATCTAAAAATTCATACAACGTGACTGACGGTCAAACTATTGCGACAATGGGTAATACTTCTATTAACACACTGGAAATTCCAGAAGTCTGGGGTATCAACGGTGAATATTATGATCTACGCGACCAGTTTGATTTCCGACCATCTGTTGCTAACACTATCCCTCTAATCTCAGAGGCTTCTAACACTTCTGTCCTGAACCCAACAGTGCCTGTTTCTAAATTTACAGCAGCTGATAAGAAGTTTCCAGTATCCGATTCGGATCTAGTAGCTAACGTCTCCTACTACCAAGGGCGCACTGATCGTGTGATCGTTGGACGCGATGGAACGATCGATGTGATCCGAGGGTACGACGGTAAGACCGAGCCGCCACCCCCACCAAACGACTCGATCACTCTTCAATTACTTGAAGTGCCGCCGTACCCATCATTACCAAAGTCGATGTCACCAGCAATTATTACTCTGGCTGATACGCAAGTATACAACGGTAAAGGTTCCGAACGTATCTTTGAGTATACCGTAGGAACACCTATTGACGAGACCCAACGCGAAATTCTACAGGTACGTAACTACCGTATGGAAGACATCGCGGCAATCTCGCACCGTATCTCTGCTTTAGAGTATTATGTTTCGTATACACTAGCAGAAACTGTTGCGAAGGCACGATTTATTCCATCAAGTCTCGATGGTGGTGTTGATCGCTTCAAAGTAGGATTTTTCGTTGATCCGTTTACGAATTATAACTTCTCTGAGACACTCGACCCAGAGTTCTATGCTACAATTGAAGACGATCAGCTTACAACTCACATCGCCGAAACGATTCTCGAATTCCGTCACGAAACATCACCTGGTGGTGGTGAGTCTATGGCGACTCTTGACTACGAAGAGTTTACAGCATTCAGGCAGCTTGATTCAACAAACGGACCTCTGATTGAAATTGTTGATGACCTAGTAACAGTTATTCCAAACCCACCTACTCCTAACAATACACCAGTAGTACCACCACCGCAGCCACCAAGTCAGAGTAACACAGATGTTACTATTATTACTGTTACCCAGCAGATTACTTCTGAGAACAAGGTAAACAAATCTGCTGCTTGGAACATGAATGGACAAGTGTTCGAAGACTGGACATTTACAATGTCCGCTACAACTGGTCCAGTAGAAATTTACATGAACCATCGTGCACGTCTAAATGCAATTGCCGTGTATCAATCTGAATCAGCAAATGGTCCTTGGGTTGAAAAAACAAATTCTAATGCTGCATTTGGTATTTCAACAGCAGATATCAACACTAAAGGTATCAAAAACATTATGAGTAATTATGGTTATTACAAACCAAATGTTACATTCCGTGATTCAACTATTGTTCCAGGAACATCTATTTACTGGTTCCGTGAACACCAAAAATTACTCTTCACGCATGATCCAGCAAATGGTATATACTATAAGATCCGCATCTTTAAGGGTAGAAAAAACGTATCTGCTGGCCCATTCGGTAATTATGAATTTAAAATTTACTATCCAACTGACTCAATATCAAGCCGTACTATCTCAACAAGTAGCCCTGACACTTATGTCTACGCTGGCGAAGTTGTTGATATCGTTCCACGTAACATTACTATCGGCGGCTCGAACATTAATGACCCGAGCAACTATCAAATCTGGCTGTCGCAAGGCGAAGCGCCAGGAATTAGTGACGCCCAGCTGATTAACAACGGCAATCAATCTTACTGGTACACAAATGGTAACAGACATCGAATCTCTGTTATTGGTCTAAAACCAAATACTGTGCATACGTTCATGTATGACGGTATTCCATCAACAGATAAATGTGTTCAAATCCGTACAACAACAGACAACGTGACTGGACTAAAAACTGATGAAAATGGTTCGCTAACGTTTGATTTCTATAACGATCTACAGGTTGATTGGTCAACAATTCAAACATCATTCGCAGAAGATCAACTACGTAGTGGATCTACACCAGGAAATAAATCCTTTGAGATTGAAAGTTTTGATGGTAGTTCTCTCGCCACTGGTGTTATTACAGTAACACCATGGCTCGCAGCTCCAACAAAAGCTGTTACAGTCGATGTGGTAGAAACTGCTAGAGAAGTGGTCCAAACTCGAGGCAAATATGGTACTCGACTCGTCTAATAAATAATATGAATTAAGATAAGAGAAACATATGACTCTCTATAATTACATCCAAACATTTTTTGCCGATTTCGAAGCGGTTAATAGATCACCTGAGATGATGGTGACTTCTATTAATCTGTATTTTAAATCTAAACCTAACGCTGATAGCAACACATCTGGGGCAGCAAAGCCACAGGTATCGATGTGGTTGTGTGAAATTGATAATAACGTTCCAAACCCTGATAAGAAATTAAAAGATTCAACAACATGGGTTGAGTGGGACCAAATTGCCTGCTCTACGAACGCCACAGCATCTACGACATTCTCTTTCCGTAACCCGGTTCTATTAAAATCAAACACACCCTATGGTATTGTAATTAGATTTCAAGACAGCGGTTTTATTTTGTGGGAAAACGTTCGCGGAGACGCTCTAGTTCGTGAAACAGGAACAACACAGGTCGCGTCAACTGGTTCTCAGAGCACAACAGACGGTTCGCTCTTTAAATCGGTGTCACCAGGATCAGATGCTCTTCGTTATGTTGATCGTGATCTTAAATATGAGATCAAAGTCGCTAGATTTACCGGTGCAAACACATCTGTATATGTTGTGAATAAAGATTATGAGTTTTTTACGATCAACACGGTCGTTGGTGGTTTTATTCCAGGCGAATTAGTATATAAACAGACATCTAATGCTAGTGGAAACATCACAATTTCGAGTACAAACACACTTGTAACAGGTGTTGGTACTGTTTTCGAAACAATGTACGAAGGTCAAACAATTATCATTGACAATGCTTCTGCAAATGGCGAAGCTATCGTAAAATCAATTACCAGCAACACAGAAATGTATCTTGATCGTCCAATGAACTTTTCTGGAGCAGGAAAATACAAAACACCAGTCGTTGGTAAGGTGTTTAAATATTCTGCACCATCAAAAACTCTTTTCCTAGTTGATTCTAACGCTGCAAACGGCACATTTAAGTTTGCAGCGGGTGATACTATAGTCGGAGCTCGTTCTTCTACAACAGCCAACGTTGTTTCGCTTGATCGCTACTCTGTAGACAGTTTTGTTCCAAAATTTACACTCAATGGTCCGGTTGCTGGTTCGTTTGAGCTCAGCTACAAGATTGCAACCGAAGCAAACACGCTACAATCATCCTACACTGGTTTCAGTCTAAATAATATTAACAGAGTTGGCCAGGTTTCATATGTGCTGTCTCGTTCTCAAGAAGTTGAGGGTTCCTCTCTCTATGGAACGGAAAAGAAATCAGTTGTGGCGAAAATCGACCTCTCAGTTACCGGCACAGGTAACGCATTTACCGCACCATTCATCGACTGCGATGATCTTGATCTAATTATCAAGAAACATGAAGTAAACAACACATACAAAGAAACTCGGAATTACGTATCATCTGCAAACAGCAGTTACTTTTATTCTATCGCAGATTATGATACTGAAATTGATCGTAATGGTCTTTCTCAGTCAAAGTATATCTCGAAGAAAGTGTCATTCGCTCCCGGAGTGTACGCTGAAGATTTAAAAGTCTTTCTAGCGGCTTATCGTCCGTCTGGAACTGAAATTCGCGTATATGCTAAGCTCCACAACTCTGCGGATGTTGATCCATATGATATTAAGGCGTGGACGCCATTGGTTATTTCGCAGAATAATTCTAAGTACTCTTCTGAGAATGATCTAACAGATCTTGTTGAGTATACATACAGTCTGCCACAGTATCCTGAGATTATGTCTACTCATGGAGAAAGCAATCTTGCAGAGTACGGAAACAACATTATTAGAACGCCATCATCATTAGAATCAGTTCTACAAGAGAATGATCTAATCCGTATCTATAAACCTGACTTTGCTGAGACGAATCATGAAGTTTATTCAGTTCTATCTTCTAACTCAACTACTATCACAGTAAACCGCACAATCCGTAATACAGATATCGTTAATGGATTAGGTCAACCAGCTGTCGGTGTTGGTATCGATAAATTGAAATACAAGAATATCACATTCAACAATCTGGCTAATGATAATGTGGCTCGTTACTATACATCTTCTAAAACTGAATTTGATAACTTCAATACAATGCAAATTAAGATCGTTATGCTTACAGATTCTTCAAACAAGAATCCTCGCGTTGAACAAATTCAAGCGATCGGGGTGAGTGCTTAATGGAGACTTTCGTTAGAGCAAAAGATACTGGCGCTTTAATAAATACAAACGCGAAAGAATTACTTGAGATAAAGAAAAAACGTGCAGAAGCGAAACAAGCTAAAGAGACGATGATGCGTCTTGACGCTCTCGAGAATGAAGTTAAAGAATTAAGAGAGCTCGTTTCAAGGCTCACAAAAGGAACGATAGATGTCTGAGGCAGTCGCAAATGTAAATATCCTCGCGGATACCTTCGAGGGATGGCTAAATCGCCACAACCAGATTTCACATCTGATGTCATTATCTGCAATTACCGCAAATGTATCCGGTGCTAATACGGGCAACTCAACAGTTTCTCGTATTTCACAACTATGGGGAACTTTTGGTGCTAACACACTTGTTGTTACAGATGGGCTTCGTGGTGGTAACGTATCTACAGTAAACGCTCTTCCAGTTGTTGCAAACCTTGAGGTTTATGTAGGAGCATCTACTGGTGCAAACGTTCCAGTTGTAAAGGTTGGTAATTCTACAGTTATCTCAACAATTGATCTTTATGGTCTCAGAGCTGGTAACGGAACATCCAATACCGTCATCAGTAACAGTTCTATTATATCTCAATCTAATACGACCGTCAAGTCAAATATCACTCCAACAGAAATAAATGTTGCGAATGGTGCGGTAAACGCTTCAATGACTCCTATTGGCTTTGTAGCCGGTATTACTGGTGCAAACCAGACTCACAAATACGTTGGAGCGAATGTAGTTCTTAGCAGCAGTTCGGTAACTGTTGGAAACTCTACATTAAACGCTGTTATGACATCGCAAGAACTACTGGTGCAAGCGGGTGCTAGCACTTCTTCTATTAGAGAAGATGGGATCTCAACTTCAGGAACCATGAATGTCTCGAGCAACGCGACCTTCCTCGGTCCAATCGCTGCTAATAACACTGTGTCTCTTGCAAATACATTGACGGTGACTGGCGCGACATCGGTTAACAACACCATAACGATCAAAACCGAATATGTTCTGGATGTTGCTTCAAACACAAACATTGGTTCTAACGTAACTCACAACCAGTTGATCTTCAGTTTCCCAAAGGCGACTTACTCTTCGGGTAAACTTAGTGTTCAAATCAAAAATGGGACAAACACTCAGATCTCCGAGATCGTTCTTGCTCACAACACATCTAACGCTTATCTGACTGTTTACGGTACAGTTAGCTCACCACCGAGCGGTAACTCTTCACCATTACTCGGTGTATTCGAAGCTAACATAAATAATGCAAACGTTGAACTTCTTATTATTCAAACTCAGGCGAGTTCTTCAGCGAAGATCGTCGGGCATTTAATCAAGTAAGGTAACGTATGGCTGACCAAAGATTTAAAATTGACAAAGGACTCCATGTAAATGGCGCGAACGCTGAGTTCGAGACGCCAGCTACATTTGATGCCAACGTCGCTGTAACAGGTACAGTAACTGTAAACGGTTCTATTGTCCCAACTGCAAACGACACCATGGTTCTTGGTGGTGTCAACGCTCGTGTATCCGCAGCACACCTTACCACATTGTTTGTTGCTAACAGCACGACAGTCCCAAATCTTAGAGCTAACAACGCTGACACTGTTTTCGCTATTACAACAGCAGGATTTGTTGCAGCTATTGGATTAGCCAGCGGTGCTGCGCGCACATTGACCGGTTCTAACACAGTAGTTATTACGAATGGTACTGGTGCAGCTGGTAACCCAGCGTTTTCTGTTCCAATTTCTAATGGTCTTTTTTCAAACACAACTGGTGTGTATGTAAACGTATCATCAGTCTCAGATGGAACACTTGCACTTAATCGTGGAGGAACAGGAGCAGCTACCCAAGCTACGGCAGCTAATAATATTCTTCCAGCACAAGCTGGTAATGATGGTAAATTCTTAAGATCGGTTAGTGGCGCTATTGTTTGGGAAAACGGGCCAGTTGGATATACCGGTTCAAAGGGTGACATTGGATTTACTGGCTCGCTCGGCGCTACCGGATTTAATGGATCAATTGGTGCCACAGGATTTAATGGATCTATCGGCGCTACAGGATTCAACGGGTCTATTGGTGCTCAAGGACCCCAAGGTCCAACAGGATTTAATGGATCTACCGGGGCTACAGGTATAGGATTTACTGGATCTGTCGGAGCACCAGGACCAGCTTCAACAATTGGTTATACCGGATCTGTCGGCGCGCAGGGTCCAATTGGTTACACCGGATCTATTGGTGTTACTGGATTTAATGGATCAACAGGATTTAATGGATCAATTGGTGCCACAGGCCCTAATGGTCCAACAGGTCCAACGGGCCCAACAGGATTTAACGGATCGATTGGTGCTACAGGACCAACTGGATTTACCGGATCGATTGGAGCTACAGGTCCAACTGGATTTACGGGACCAACAGGTCCAACAGGATTTAATGGATCAACTGGAGCTACAGGCGGTACGGGTCCTAATGGTCCAACAGGTCCAACTGGTCCAACTGGATTTAATGGATCAATTGGTGCCACAGGTCCTAATGGTCCAACAGGTCCAACGGGCCCAACAGGATTTAATGGATCAATTGGCGCCACAGGTCCAACAGGATTTACGGGTCCAACAGGATTTACTGGATCTATTGGTGCCCAAGGACCAATTGGCTACACTGGATCAATTGGAGCTACAGGTCCAACAGGATTTACGGGTCCAACAGGATTCAACGGATCGATTGGAGCTACAGGGGCAACAGGATTTACGGGTTCCGTTGGAGATAAGTCCGGTATTAGATACACGTTCAGTACAACTGTAACTGATGCTGATCCTGGTACTGGTGTAGTAAGATTTAACAATGCTGCAATCGCTTCCGTCACAAACATTTTTATTGATAACGTAGATGTAAACTCTGTTTCAAGAACAGGCTTATATGATACTTTTGACGATTCAACTAATACTAAAAAGGGGTTGATTACCTTTATAGGTAATCTGACATCTTCTACTGTTGCTTGTGTCTTTAGAGTAACTGGTGCGGTAACTGTTGCTTCTGGATATTACAAAATACCAGTTGAGTATGTTTCTGGAGCACTACCAGCTGATGCTTTAGCGATAAACTTGTCTTATTCTGCTACAGGTGACGTTGGATTTAACGGATCTATCGGCGCGACAGGATTTAACGGATCTATCGGTGCAACAGGATTTACTGGATCTATCGGTGCTACTGGATTTAATGGTTCAATTGGTGCTACCGGATTTACTGGATCTATTGGCGCCACTGGTACAGGGTTTACAGGATCAATTGGCGCCACTGGTACAGGGTTTACAGGATCAATTGGTGCGACAGGACCTACTGGACCTTCTGGTGCTCTTATTTTCGTTCAAACTGGAAACCCAGGAACACAGCCTGCAGGTAGCATCTGGATTTATGCAACCTAATGGCCGCACAGTTCATATATGAAACTAAGGGTTACAGAAGTGGTGATTGGTCAGCAGCCGCGACTAATTTATATGCATCAAACGGTTCTGTGTGGAATCCGTTAAGCACAACAGCAGGTAGTGCTTTCTATAGAACAACTGGTGGTGTTTGGAGACGGTTTTATTCTGGCATCGCTGATCAAAGTTTTCCAGTTGTTTGCCAGTATTCGTTTCCTAATAGACGTGGTGTTGTTGAGTATAGCTTTTTTAATAACGGAAATTATGACATTTTTACAACAGAAGGTGATGCAGATTCAAATGGTGCTTGGGATATATCAGGTGCACCTGATATTGCAGATCTAGAAATTCGTGCTACTAAAGGAACTGAAAGCGGTGGTAGTTGGTTAGGATCTACTTATGGTAGCTGGTTAGCTTTATCAACATCAAGAGGCTTCGACTTTAGAACAGACATTGATACATCTGGGTATGGTACTGCTACTGTAGAAATTCGCCACGCACCATCATTAGTCACATTAGCTACGTTTTCTTTAGAAGCAACCCCTAATTTTGTGTAGGTAACATGTCTATAAAGGCAAATCTTGTAGTATCTCAGGGAACCAATTTCTTAACCGAGATTGAGATTGTCGATATTGATGGGCTTGCAATAGATTTAACGGGTTACACTGCTACAGCTTTTCTAAAAAAAGAGTGGAGTTCACTAGCAAATACAAAGATTACAATTGATACATCTATATCTGCATCAGATGGAATAATTACAATTAGTATGACTCATGCGGCAACAGCAAACATCACACCACAGAATTATGTTTGGGCTTGTGATGTATTAATATCTAATACAAAATCTAGAATTTGCAGTGGCACAGTCAAGGTAGAACCATCTATAGATTGGCCTGCGTAATGTCTACTCTTAGAATTCAAAGAATCACTATAAAAAAAGTCAAAAAAAATGGCTCGCTCCTTGATGTGAAGCAAGCCAAAATTCGAGTTATATTTGTAACTTAGATATTTACTGAACTTTATAAACCATTTGACCGTAGTGATCACATCGTATTTCTGGATCAATCCAGACTTGGTATCCCTTATTACGAGCTTTCATACAGAAATCAACATCCTCACTTAGTGAACCCTCAGCTGTGATTGCTCTATGGTAATCAAACTGGGGGTATCCTATTTTGCGAAGAACATCCACTTTGATTAACGCGCATCCAAAACCAATAGCTCCTACCTCGAACAATCCTGTTTTTGGAAACGAATTAGTATTATAGTATGAACGGTAATTTTGATCGAAGACTTCTAAGATTTGTTGTTCTTTTCTTTGGCGATAGATACCTCCGACGATATCTTTGTCATGCGCCACGAGCTTTGCAACTGTTGCTGCATCAAATACAATGTCGTGATCTACACACATAAGGTAATCATAATTGTTTCGAATTGCGTAATCTGCAATTAGATTTCTTACCTGGTCTACATTGTATCCGTAGAAGTATTGGAAATCCACAGTTACTCCGCCCGGTGTAACTTGGTTATAGATAGTCCTGAATGTTTCAGGTTCAATATATCTTGCTGTCGGGATCGCGATCAAAAGCTTTTTTGGCATTACTGGTTGCTCCAATGCTTTCTGAGCGTTTCGTGTTTGTTCATCAGAGTTTACCTTATAATCATTTAGAGGGTTAAGATCATTGTAATCTACTAGGATATCTTTGACAGCCATAATCTCTTCTGGTTCGCAGCGTTCAATCATTTCATAGAACATTGCTGCATCACCACCAGCTTTCATATATGTTCCATCTTCTGCGAGAAATTGGTGTTCGCGCATACCATAGAGTAGATCAGAACTGAATGTTCTTAGATGAGTGTATGGAATATTCCAGGGAAACTTATGTTGACGATAAGTCTTATTCACCATTACTTCTTGTGGGTAATCTTGAGCAATAAGAGGAATGTTATCTGCCATTGACCAGCAGCTGCCATATGTAAATCTAATACTGCTGGCGTAATACATCTCATTGATACGACGGAAGATGTTTGGATCGTTTGATAGTTTATCATCACCATCAAGAATCATCACGATTTCATCTCCTGTGTTTATCTCTCCTGCGTATCTCATTGTTTTGATGTGTTCAAAGATACGTAATTGATTAGCTACTGCACCATCGCGAGAACCTTTTTCGTTTATGTGATATATTTGGATATTCTTCTTATCCATCCAACCAAGATCATTAAGAGTATCATAAATTTCTTTGACCGTATTATCTTCTGATCCATCATCCGCGATGTACATAATATAATTTGTGTAATCTTGCGCGGCAACTGAACGAATACAATCAGAGATATACTTTCTACCATTGCGCACAGTTGTTACGATGTTGATTTTCTTTTCTGGATGATAAGCTGGTTCAACATAATCTTCTGGATTGTGGAAGCGTCTACCGAAAACCTTATTTACCTTTGCGGTGATAGAACGAACATGTCTATATGACTCGATATCAAGGAACCGACCTGTTCTTTGGTATATGTGTTGTTTCCATTGAAGAGCAACAGTATCCCAGGTGCATATATCTCTTACGATATCACAGTAGTTCTGTTTTTGCATGTAGAGATATGAGTTCTTCCATGCAAAGTAAGCTAAATCTACGAACTGTTTTACTTGCCAGTCTTCATCAATCTTAGTGTTATACACATTTGGTGTAACTGAATATGGTAGCTTGTAGCATGCAAGATCAATAGCTGTCTCTTCAAGAGCTCCAAATCTAGATGTAATAACTGGTGTTCTGTAAGCCAATGCTTCTAGAGTTGAGATACCGAATGTCTCCGGGAACTCTGTTGGATAAAGCATGAATGATGCAGATTTAAGGATGTCAGAAACAACCTGCGGCTTAACAATACCGGTAAATGTCACGTTCTTATCATTTTTGTAGCGTTCGCGCCAGAATGCTACGTCTTCACCCTGTTTGTCAAGCTTACCATCTGGAAAGTCATAGAATCCTCCAATAACAGTAAGTCTAGCATCTTGGATGCGTGAGCTTAGTAGTGGCCAAACCTTCTCTAATAGAACGCGCATACCTTTCGTGAATGAAGAGTTGAATACGAAATGGTTGGCGTCTCTGAGGATAGGCTCTTTGTTTTCATACAGATTGATACCGTTACGAGTCTGCCAGATCTTACTTTTTAGCATCTCGAAGTTGCGACGATTACCATGATCGCAATTTGCGATATAGTTGGTGTGGAAGTCAGATAGAGTCCAGATTTCATCAATTAGACCATTCATCACCAGCGGTTCTAGTGAATTGTCGTCAATCGTGAATGTATCATGCATCCATATGACTTTGAGTTTAGCTCTTTGTGTAAATTCTGCGAATGCTGCAGATTTAGGATCATTACTCTTATAAAAGATTTTTGGTGAACGAACAGATATAACAACGTCAGCGTTTGTTAATGGTGGACCTTGGTCAATCTTCATATATTGAACATCACCATATTTGCCTTCTTTGTAACAGTTATTATATACCGTTACTTGGAAATCAAGCTTGGCTAATTCTCTGGCCATAGAAACTACTGCAGCTTCAGAACCACCTAGACCTTTATTACTAAGCGTATCACCATCATACTCAAGACCCATTGGATCAACGAAAACTACATGCAATCTATTCATTCAAAACATCCATATAAATAAGGGGAGAGCTATTATTTAGTATATATCAAAGATGGGTGGAAGTCAAGTAAATGCCGGAAGAAATCACCTACATTGCTACAAATACCGATATCCAGGTCATTGATACTTTTGATCCCGGAGCAGTTAAAGCTTTAACTTATATTTGCCAGATAGACTCTGAAGCAGAAACAGGATTTGTTCAATTCAAAGTAGTACATGATGGTGTTACCGCAGGTATTACTCAACAAGGATTAAGTGTTTCAGACAACTCTCCAGTTAATTTTGATGCGAATATCTATTCGCATACTGGTGAGATTAAAGTAACCCCTGCATCTCAACCAACAACACTTGTTATGGAGAAAACTGAGATCTTGGCTAATAACTATGCTGAACACACAAAATGTGGAAGATGGATTAAACACACAAGCGGGTTTGCGATTAACCCAGATACTGTTGTGATAAGACAAGCTAACAACAATGTCTACAATGATCCATTACTATATTTAGTAGCCAACACATTAGGTCCTGTTGAAGATGGCCCAAACTTGATTGCTAATCCGGAATTTATTGGAACATCTGGATGGATCCCAAATAATGATGCTATACTAATAGATGGTGTGATAACAACAAACAATATCTACAAAGATAATTTTATCTACCAAGCATTTGAAGCCGAGTTAGGATACTCGTACAGAGCAAGCGTGTCTGGTAACAGTGGTTCTCTTGTTGTTGGCTCAACTTTATCTGATAATAATTATGTTAACGTTCCACTATCTCTTATTCTCGAAGAAGACTTCACACCAAACACCGTAACGAGCATGTACTTCTCATTAGGTCACACTAACTCCGGCGAAACGAGTATGTACGACAGTTATCTCCATAAGATAGTACCATTTAATACATATCGTTGGGATCTCGGTACGTTCTATCTTAAGTGGGCAAACACCGCAGTAAACACCGTTCTATTTGAAATGCTTACTGTTGAGGGTTATCCTCGTGAAGTAAAGGTAAACTCTGATGGTAATGTGCAAATAACTGAAAACACATCGGTATTAGTAGTTGGTCCGCAAGCTGGTGGAAACAACAAACTTTCCTTTAGTTATGAAGATGGATTTATCGCTTCTCTTAATGGAAATACGATTGTATCAAACCTAAATATTGAAATACTGGATAACATGATAAGTCTTGAGTTTATTACACCAGCGCTGCAGTTCTCGTATGTACCTACAGTAATTTCAAACACCGAATTGGTAGTCTTATCTAATGGCTAGAAAAAAAGAACACTTTCAAGATATAGCCTTGCAAGGTTTATTTGCTGCCGGATCATATGGTACAGCAGGACAAGTTCTTAAATCTGATGGAGACAGCGTATACTGGGATGCTGATGCTGCTTCAGGTGGCGATGCAGCCACATTAGATGGATATGACTCAACAGCCTTTGCACGTCTTGCTGGCACAAGTCCATTTACTGCGGCGCAAACAATTAGCTTAAGCCCAACTTCTGGACCGACTTTACCTTCAGGAACAGTGTTGCATCTAATTGGAACCAACGCAACACAGTCTAGAATGTTCTTAGATACTTTTGGTGCAAATGCAGCTTTCCTTGGTAGAAGAGCAAACGGAACAAACGCTTCTCCTACTGCGATTCTTTCTGGAGATTTTATTTTCTCCTTTGGTGGGTTTGGATATGGCGCTACTGGATACTTGGCATCTGCTAGTGCATTAGGTCTCGTTACAGCTACAGAAAATTTTACGGATACGGCGGGAGGAGCTAAATTTAGTTTCCGCACAGTTGCTAATGGTACAATTACACCATTAGTACGTTGGCACATTGAGAATGATGGATCTTTCATTGCGGAAGGATTGACAGTTACTGGTAATGGTACTGTAAACGCTGTTGACTACTTCGACAACGGCGTAAACATCAACACGATTTATGGATCACTCGCGCTGGCGAATATCTTCACCGCAGCGCAGACCATTAACCAAAACGCTGTCGCGCTTCCCGCTCCGCCCTCGCCAACCGCCCTGCATATCGGGGCCGCTGACGCTGGCCTTAGCAGGGCAACAATTGACGCTTTCGGGAGTTCTGCCTCAATCGCGCTCAGGCGGGCGAGCGGCACTAATGCGTCAAAAACCGCTCTAGCATTATATGAAACTATCGGCAACATCACAGCCTTTGGTTACGGAGCAACCAGCTACTCTGCCACTCTCCGTGCGGGTATAGCGTTTCAAGCCGCTGAAGCGTGGACCGACGCCGCGCAAGGAACTCGTATTACGTTCACAACCACGCCCAACTTGTCCGCCGCTGCCGCAGGTCGCTGGATCGTAGAGAATGACGGCTCGTTTATTTACAACGGCGGCTCGCTCACTGGCGTCTCGACAATCAACGCTGTGGATTACTTTGACAATGGCGTAAACATCAACACGATTTACGCAAGTCTTGCTGCGACAAACACATTCACAGGCAACCTAGTTGTAAACAAAAGTGGTGTTACGGTTCCAACAGCTTTTGGTCCTGATGAAATTCGTATTGTTGGCGCTGCTGGCAACGATGCACTTTTCTGGGCTGATGGATTTGATGGCCCCCCAGTTTTTGGAGGAAGACGTGCGCAGGGAGTGCCAGGTGCTCCTACTGCCGTTCAAACTGGAAACACCTTAGCGTCACTACGTGGCTACGGTTACAGAACGACTGGGTATTCCGCATCCCACAGAGGCTCAGTGACTATTGCCGCTGCTGAAAACTGGACAGATTCAGCAACCGGTACTCGTATTATTTTGGCAACCACGACTAACTTGACGGCAGGACAGTCTGCTCGTTGGGTTGTAGAGAATGACGGCTCTTTCGTTTACAACGGCGGCTCTCTTACAGGTATCTCGACAGTCAACGCTGTTGATTATTTCGACAATGGCGTAAACATCAACACGATCTATGCTGATGCTACAAACACGCTAACTATGGCTAACAAGACACTTACTACTCCAACAATAAATGGTGCAGCGCTCTCGGGAACACTGTCAGGAACACCATCATTTAGTGGTGTTGTAACCTTTACTGCTGCACCAGTTTTTACTCTTAGTGCCACCGCTAGTGGACAGAATAGTGCTACTGTACAATCAACTGATGCAGGTGCAGTCGGGGCTACTCTCAAAATCTACCACGATTCAGCTTCACCGTTAGCTGGCGACTTGGCAGCACGCATTACTTTCCATGGTAAGGATAGCGGTGGCACGGATACACAGTACGGCTATCTTGGTATGTCGATACTCGACCCAACAGACACATCAGAAGATGGTGCGTTTTTCTTCCGAACAACTGTCGCCGGAGCGCAGGCAAATCGGTTGTTTATCGGTGCTGGTGTATATCATGATTCTGCTACTGGTGGAGATAAGGGTAACAACACACTTAATATCGGCACCCTATACCAGAACAACGTGCAAGTTGCAACACTTTCTGGAACAGAGATTCTTACTAACAAAACACTTACTACACCTGTGTTGGGCGCTGCTACCGCAACAAGCATTAATGGATTGACAATTACTTCGTCAACTGGTGTTTTAACTATTACTAACGCTAAAACGTTTTCTGTTTCTAACACCCTTACGCTTACTGCTACCGATGGTTCAACACTTGCTATTGGTGCTGGTGGAACACTAGCATCAGCTGCATATGTTGCTACTGGCACGACAGGAGCGACTATTCCACTGTTGAATGGAACGAATGTGTGGAATGGTGTGTCTAACGTATTCAACTACGGCGCATCCGGAGTGTCGCAGATTGCTATTGGCGCCAGCAACGCACAAGATGCATATTTTTATCTCCGCGCAAATGCGGCACAAACACGCTCGATAGTATATCAAACCGGCTCCTCGACTCGCTGGCAAGTATACGCAGACACTGTCGCTGAATCCGGTTCATCTGCTGGAAGTAATTTCCACCTACGAGCTTATGATGATGCTGGAGCTTCGTTGGGTGATGCGCTTTCAATTGTACGTGCTACTCGTGTTGTAACTTTTCCGGTTGCTCCGACGTTTACCGACGCTGCAACCACACGAACAAATCTCGGCTTTTCCACACTAACTGATTATGTTACCTTGACGGGTACGCAGACGCTTACGAACAAAACTCTGACTTCGCCAGCTTTTGGTGGAACCATAACTGGTGCCGCGACCTGGAGCGCCACACAAACATTTAGCGTTGCGGGAGACGTTCCTGCCGTAAATATTCGCTCTGGTAGTGCAACCGTGTTGACTGGAATTAGTTTCGGTCGCACTGGCCATGAATACTTTGTTGGCACGGTGGGTGTGGCAAACCAATTCTTTACAGGATCGGTTGCAGGAGATAACGTAATTGCCTTAGGCACTAAACTCTGGATCGGTACGGGTGACTATGACACTGCAGGCTCTGCGGTGGCTACTGTTACTGTTTCGACGTTCGATTTTAAAGTTGCTCCAACATTAAACTCTGTAGCTATTCCAACCATCAGTTCAACTGACACACTAACGAACAAAACGATAACTAGCCCTTCGATTGGTGGAACAGTAGTAGGTTCACCACTTTGGACCAATATGACGTTCCTAAACAGCCCGCGCATACGTAACGCTCTCCAGTCAGGCATTGTTTTCGAGCGGGCCGACGCAATACAATCCTACGTTATGGGTCGATCAATCGGCACCGATAACGCGCACAACTTTTTTCTCTACGACAATCTTGCTCCCGGAACTGTGTTTTCTGTTAACTCTAGCCGCGTAATGGACTTTGCGCTGAACCCAACTGCTGCTGGCATCGCCATCCCAACGATTAGCTCAACTGACACACTAACAAACAAGACTTTAACGACACCAACAATTAATGGTGCTGCTCTTTCAGGTACGTTTTCTGGTACACCATCCTTTAGTGGTGCAATTACAGCTTCTACCGCTGGTGTTCCGCTTACTCTTACGAACACTACCGACACTGCCAACAACTACGCGCTGTATTTGGACAGTGACAGAGCAACCCCTACTGCTGCTGATAGTATTTCTCTCGGAATGCGCGTTTCAAGCTCAACCGGAGTTCAGCGCGAAATTGCAACTATACGAGCTCTCGCGACAGTAGTAACAAACGCCGCTGAAACTTCACGCATAGATTTCTCGACTATCCTGGCTGGTACACTATCCCAACGTATGACTCTAAACGCCACTTCGTTGGTTCCATATACTAATGACCTTGTTGCTCTTGGAACCACAGCAAACATGTGGTCTGATCTGTTCCTAGCCTCTGGTGCAGTTATCAACTTCAACAATGGTGACGTTCTATTAACACACAGCGCGGACACGCTCGCGTTTACTGGAGCTGCTTCAGGATATACGTTCGATGCTACTGTAAGTGTAAGTGGTAGTGCAGTTGTAACAGCAGCCGGTATTGGATCTACTGTTCAGGCTTATGACGCAGATCTTGCAGCGATTGCTGGCTTAACATCTGCCGCTGATCGCTTACCATACTTTACAGGTTCTGGTACAGCAGCACTAGCTACATTTACATCCTTTGGTAGATCAATTGTTGATGACGCTGATGCTTCTGCCGGTAGAACAACTCTAGGTCTTGGCACTGCTGCTGTACTGAACACGGGTACAAGCGGCGGAAACATTCCACTGCTTAATGGTACAAATGTTTTTTCGGGTGCACAAGACATTAACGTCAACGCTACTGTGCAGTTTACTATCACGCGCACAGATGATGGATCTTCTGGCGCGCAGATGGATGCGTTCCATAACTCTACTACACCGGCACCTAACGACTCCTTGTTTACACTTCGCGTGCTCGGCAAAGACTCTGCCGCAGTTACTACTACTTATGGCCGTCTAAGATTCTTTGTCACAAACGCAACCGATGCAGCTGAAGCTGGATACTGGCAAATTGCCCCAACTACTGCAGGAGCGGAAACAGCTGGTCTCGCAATTACTGGCACCGCATTAACGTTTAACGCTGTTGCTGTGCCGACGATCAGCAGTACGGACACTTTTACCAACAAGACACTTACTTCTCCAACGTTTGGTGGTACGATCGCTGGAAGCCCAACTTATTCAGGAAATCCACTGTATAGTTCTGCTACAACATTCTCACCACAGGTTGTATTACGCAACACAAATACTGACCAATACGGTGGGTATCTAATTCTTGATAAAGCACCAAGTGACAACTTGCTATCTGTTAGTGATGCGCTTGGCGTGTTGATGTTCCGTGGTGTAGATACTACAGGCACTTTGCGCAACTCAGCTTATATACAAGCTACTGTTCAAAGTCAGACATCTACCTACGTCGGTTCATCGCTGTCTTTCTTCACGTCTGTTGCCGGTGTTGTTGATCGGACTGAAGGAGGATTTAACGGTGGCCTGACTCTTGGTGCGCCAACCGGCAGCAATAAAGGTGTTGGTACACTAAATGCGACCAACATTTACGTTAATGATGTTCTTGTTCCAACAATAAGCTCAACGTCAACCTTTACTAACAAGACGCTTACGACGCCAACTATCAACGGTGCTGCTTTAAGTGGCACGTTCTCTGGAACACCGACGTTTAGTGGTGCAGTTGCTTTTACTGAACAGGTAACGATAACCCGTGGCGCGGTGCCGCTGCGGATCACGACGACCCCCGACAACGGTAACGTGCAGGGCATGATCATCGAAGGTGATCGTGCGACGCCCACTGCCAACGACATCGTGTACATGGACTGGAGGCTGTCGAACTCTGCGGGTACACAGACTGAATTCGGTCGCCAAAGCATTGTCGCCAGTACCGTGACTGCTGCGTCGGAAGCTTCTTACTGGCAGTGGGCTGTTCGCGCAGCCGGTGTGCTAACAAACGTAGCCATACTAACGTCTTCTGCATTCTCGCCGAACACTTCTGATGGTATCGGTCTTGGTTCTACCGCGCAGATGTGGAGCGACCTGTTCCTCGCGTCTGGCGGCGTTGTGAACTTCAACAACGGCGACGTGACCATCACGCATAGCGCCAAC